TTTACGAATCTGATTATTACGATGGATCGGGAACGTTTGGAATGTGGGCAGCTCGATATGGCGGCAGTCTCGGAAACAATATTAAAGTTTCCATTTGCCCGTCAGCGAATGCCTTTTCGTCCAATCTAACGGCGCAGATTAGTTCCACAGCAAACGCAGCTAGTGCGGGCGATACTACCATTAACGTCACGGTCAATCCAACCAGCTATCTCTCCGTCAATGACTTGGTCAAACTCGGAACCAATGAGTATATCAAAGTCAGCGCGGTGAACTCTGGCAATATCGTATTGTCTAGTGCATTGACTGTTGCGATTACTGCTGGCACCGCATTTTTGCGGAAATGGCAGTATGCAGATGAGTTTGATAGCGCACCAGGAACAACTAAATATGCAACCAATTTAGGTGGATCCATTGATGAAGCCCATGTCATCGTTATCGATGAAGATGGCGGAATCTCTGGTGTTCCTGAGACTGTTCTTGAGAAATACCCATTTGTTTCTAAAGGCTTTGACGCTAAGGATGAAAGTGGCACAGCCATTTATTATCCAGAAGTCATTTTCAAGAAATCCAAGTGGATCTATTGGGCTGATCATGACACAGCTGGCACCAATTGGGGCACCACTGTGGCTGGTAAAACATTTACTAATGTCTACAAGCCTAATTATGCGTCATTGGGTGGCGGTGTCGATGCCACGATGACGAATGGTGATTTGATTACCGCATACAATATGTTTTCTAATCCAGATGTGGTGGATATTTCGTTGGTTATAGGTGGTCCTGCAAACTATACGATTGCTACACATCTAATTTCTAACATTGTCGAAAAACGTAAGGATTGCGTGGCATTCTTCTCGCCACTCTATGCTGATGTGGTGGATAATGCGGGGAATGAGGCAACTGCCATCGTTGCTTATCGCAATCTGTTACCGTCTACTTCCTATGCCTTTTTAGATTCTTCTTGGAAGTATCAATATGACAAGTATAACGATGTCTATCGTTGGGTTCCAGCGTGTGGTGATATCACCGGATTGTGTGCCAGAACTGACAATGTTCGCGATCCGTGGTTCTCACCAGCGGGATTCAATCGCGGAGTTATTAAGAACGTTATTAAATTGTCCTGGGAACCATCACAAACTGAACGGGATGAACTTTATAAGAATGGCATTAATCCAGTGGTTACATTCTCTGGTGAGGGATCAATTCTGTTTGGCGATAAGACTTTACAGAGCAAACCAAGCGCATTTGATCGAATCAATGTGCGTCGGTTGTTCATTGTATTAGAGAAAGCCATCGCTCGTTCATCTAAGTTTTCACTGTTCGAATTTAATGATGAATTTACTCGTGCACAGTTCGTGTCATTGGTGGAACCTTTCCTTCGTGACGTGCAAGGTCGTCGAGGCATCATTGATTTCCGTGTTGTCTGTGATACCAGCAACAATACACCAGAAGTCATTGATCGCAACGAATTTGTTGGTGACATTTATGTTAAACCTGCTCGCAGCATCAATTTCATTAAATTGAACTTTGTGGCTGTGAGATCGGGTGTGACATTTGAGGAAATAGTTGGAAAGTTTTAAAGATATCACTAAATACTGATACGAACTAACTAAGGAGAACTTCTATGGCATTCAATATAACTCAGTTTCGTACAAATGGATTGGCGTTAGATGGTGCACGTCAAAACTTATTTGATGTGTCATTGACTTTTCCAACTTTGGGAAGGATTGACGCAAAAGCTAATGAGCAATTTAGATTTACATGTAAGAGTGCCGCATTGCCTGGAGCCACAATTGGCGTGGTAAATTTACAGTATTTTGGTCGTGAAGTCAAACTTCCAGGGAATCGTACTTTTGCGGATTGGACAATTACGGTTTTGAACGATGAAGGTTTTGTCGTTCGTAATGCGTTTGAACAATGGATGGGTTTCATCAATAGCCATTCACAAAATCTTCGTGCTTCTACTGCGAGAAATTTCTCCGTTTATACGAAGGACATAACTGTCCAGCAATATGGCAAGCATGGTTCTGTTATAAAAGCTTATAAATTAATAGGTGCATTTCCCACAGATCTAGCACAGATTGATTTAGACTGGGGTTCCAACGATGCGGTGGAAGAATTTTCAGTGACGCTGTCGTATCAATGGTGGGAGACTGTCAGTAGAGCTGCGGATGTGACTGGTGCGGGCAAGAGCGTGGTGACTATCTAGTTGAAATGACAATGCGGGGGAGTTCGCTCCCCCGCTTTATTATTATTTTGTGATGGAGTAATTACCCCATGCCAATTTCATTGTTTGGATTCACTCTCGGCAAAAAAGAATCAGTTCAAGTTCAACCAGACGACAAACCCGCGCTGGTTCTCCCTCAATCCGCTATTGAAGACGGCGCAGTCACTATTACGCAGGGTGCGTATTATGGCACCTATGTAGATTTAGAAGGATCAGTCCGCAACGAACTTGAATTGGTGACGCGGTATCGCGAAATGTCGCTTCATCCAGAATGCTCCATGGCGATTGATGATATTATCACTGAATCAATCTCACAAGATACAGACAATCAAATCGTCAAAATCAATCTCGAACAACTCAAACAACCAGATACCATCAAAAAGAAAATCGAAGCAGAATTTGAAGAAATTCTTCATCTGCTAAATTTCAAGAATATTGCCGAAGAATTGTTTCGTCGCTGGTATGTGGATGGACGAGTCTACTTTCATGTGATGGTGAATGAGGACAATCCCAAGCTGGGCATTCAAGAGTTACGATTTATTGATCCACGAAAGATTCGAAAAGTTCGTGAAATATTGAAACAACGAGATTCGTCAACTGGGGTTGATACAATTGCTGCGGTGTCTGAATACTATGTGTTCAATGAACGTGGGATGACTGCGCAGACTTATACCGCATCAACAAGTCAAGGCATTCGTATTGCTACTGATTCTATTGTCTATGTTCCATCAGGCATGTTAGATGCCAAATCGGTCATGGTGATTTCACATCTCCATAAAGCCATCAAGCCACTAAATCAGTTGCGCATGATTGAAGATGCGGTGGTCATTTATCGGTTGTCTCGTGCACCAGAACGCCGAATTTTCTATATTGATGTTGGCAATCTTCCCAAACTCAAAGCGGAACAATACGTCCATGATATTATGGTCAAATACCGCAACAAATTGGTATATGATGCCAGCACAGGAGAAATTCGGGATGAACGAAAACATCTGAGTATGCTGGAAGATTTTTGGTTGCCCAGGCGCGAGGGATCTAAAGGCACAGAAATCACTACGCTGCCAGCTGGACAAAATCTTGGGCAATTGGATGATGTCATTTATTTCCGCAAAAAGCTCTATCAATCTCTCAATGTGCCAATGACTCGTTTAGATGATCAAACGGGTGGTGGATTGGCTGGATTGGGTCGGGCGGCAGAAGTTACCCGCGATGAAATTAAATTCTTTAAGTTTATTCAACGACTTCGTCGAAAGTTTTCACAAATATTTGATGATGCCTTACGAGTACAATTGTCTCTCAAAGGCATTTGTTCTGTGGAGGAATGGGATCAAATCAAACAAGACATTACTTACGATTTCATGTCTGACAATCACTATTATGAATTACGTGAAGCTGATCTAACTCAGAATCGTGTCGCCCTGGCAGCTCAAATTGATCCTTTTGTTGGTAAATATTACTCTCAAGCCTGGGTGAAACGTCATGTTCTGCGAATGACTGAAGACGAAATGGCAGAGATGCAAGATGAGCTAGAACAGGAACAGAAACAAGAAATAACATCATCGGACCCTGCTATGGCACCAGTCGGAGAACTTCCTGCGCAACCCGTTGCGATGCAACCTCCCGCGATGCCAGAACCATTGCCGACAGCACCTGTAGCACCAAAATCCTTGACGCCAGATTTAGATGCAGCTGTGAGTGCAGCAAAGAAAAGATTATAAATAATATGAGGTGTTTATGTCTAATATTAACGATTTAATTCAGTCAGTGGCAACGGATAAATTGACAGATGCAACGGGTTCTGTACATGAGTTGCTGGGGCAACGTGTGTTGAACGCTTTGGATACACGTAAGCAAGAAATCGCGTCAGCGTTGTTTCAGCAAGAGGTTAAACCAACTGTTGAGCCAACTGGGGGGATATGAAATCTTTCGGTGATTTGAAACGACAACTGAACGAAGCCGTTTCACCCGAACAGCAACGGTTTGATATATTGGTGCGTGCAGGGTTGATGGATAAAACTCTGCTGCCCAAACTTCATCGTGTAATGGATAAGTTGCATCAAGAGAAACCGATGTCCATGCAAGAACGACAACTGGTGTTTGACTTGGTAAAACAATTAACACAGATTGTTAGTGGTAATATGGGCGTCTTTCAAAAAGTACGGCAAGCGGTAAGAGAAGAACAGATTCAGGAAATTGCTGATTCTGCTGATTCTCCTATTGCATTACTTAATAAAGAACCGCCGATGTTAATCATTCTTCGTC